CACCATCTTCGATTGGGTGAAGATGGACAACGGTCAGCAGGGCTTCTACACCCGGCACGATTGGGAACGGGACGAAGTCACCCTGTGTGCTGGGACCGGCTCCGCATTCCTCATCATCCACCGGTCGGTGTTCGAGAAGATCGCGGCCGAGTACGGCAACACCTGGTACTCGCCGGTCTGGAACAAGAGTCTCAACATGAGCATCAGCGAGGACCTCTCGTTCTGCTCGAGGGCCGGAGCACTCAGCATCCCGGTTCACGTTCACACCGGCGTCAAGACCAGCCACCTCAAGCAGGCGTGGGTGGACGAACGGTTCTACGACCGGCTCGATCGGATCGGTCACGATGGCCCGCCGGCTGGGTCCTGACGCCCACCGGTACCTGCTGGCCGGCGACGGTCAACCGGTCACCCGCCCATTCCACTTGCGATGGCTGTTGCCGTGGGTGTGTGGGACGAACCTCCGATCATGGTGGACGATCTACCTCGCCTCGTGGGTTTGGCTCGCCTGTGGCATGGCCTGGTGGGCCTGGCGATCCGACCTCGAGCCGGCTCAGGTGATCCTTGCGGTCGGCCTGCTCCTCGGCCTGCCCGGGATCCTCGGACCGAAGGTCAGCATCCCAGTCCAGGTCGACCTCCCGGCTACAGCGATCACGGTCCTAGCGGTCCCGGCGGTGACCTCAGATCAGCCTGTAGCGGTCCTGTGTGGCCTTGTGCTGGTTCTGATCGGGGCGAACGTCCGAGAGACCGTCCCGATCGTCACGGCCCTCCTAGCGTGGTCCTGGCTACCGCTGATCGGACTGATCGTCCCGCTCATCGTGTGGATCGTCAGGACCCCGGCACCCTCGAGCGGGATTCCCGAATGGGATCGGATCCTCGAACATCCGGTCGCGACTTCGCTCGAGTATCACGCGGGTCGGTGGCGAGACGCCCGACTGATGATCCTGCCGTGGGGCGTCTGCCTCGTCGGTTTGTATCAAGCGGACTGGCGGCTCATTCTGATCGTCGTCATCGCCTACGCTCAACTGTTGGTAGCGACCGACACCGTGCGTCTGTACCAGCACACTGCCGGCCCAGCACTCGCACTCGCAGCAGCCGCAATCATCCCGTCTGCGTGGGTACCATTAGCTCTCGCAGTTCACTGGTTCTGGCTGACCACCCCGGAGCGAATCTGAAATGGCAATCACGAACGGTCTCTGCACCCTCTCCGACGTGAAGGGCGCGCTCCGCATCGCCGACTCGATGGACGACACCCGGATCGAAATGGCGATCGAGGCTGCCAGTCGACTCATCGAGAAGGAATGCCAGCGGACATTCACTCAGGATGCCAACGCCACCGCCCGGGTCTACGTCGCCGACCACAGTTTCCTGACGCTCCTCGACGACATCTCCACCACCAGCGGTCTCATCGTGAAGACCGACAGTGCAGCGACCGGCACGTTCGACCAGACGTGGACGAGCAGCGACTACCAACTCGAGCCCCTCAACGGTCGCATCCAAGGGGAAGCCTGGCCGTACACACAGATCCGGGCGATCCGCAGCCTCTACTTCCCCCGAGACGGCGGACAAGCCCTCGTGCAGGTCACGGCCCGCTGGGGCTGGGCGAGCATCCCGACCCCGGTGAAGCTCGCCACGATCCTCCAGGCTGAGGCCCTGTTCAAGGCATACGACACCCCGTTCGGGGCTACTGCCATCGCCGACACCGGCATCATGTCCCTCCGAGCCCTGCACCCGTCGGCGGTTGCACTCATCAAGCCCTATCGCAAAGAGGCCGTCCTCGTCGCATGAGCACCGTCAGCGAAATCACCGAGGCCCTCAAGAATGCGCTCACCGTCGTCCCCGGTCTCCGGGTCTACGACTACCTGCCCGATCAGATCAACCCGCCGGTCGCATACGTCGGAATCGAAACCGTCGACTACCACGGTGCATTCCGTGGCGGTAACCCGGTCCATTCGTACACGGTGACGGTTATCATCGGACGCACATCCGATCGCACGTCACAACGATCCCTCGACGACTTCCTGTCCTACGACTCCGACCGCAGCATTCGTGCAGCGATCGAAGCAGACCGGACCCTCGACGGCATCGTGCAAACGTGCATCGTCACTCGAGGGGGAAACCTCGCGAGCGTCAACGCCGGAGACGTTCAATACGTCACCATCGACTTCAGTGTGACCGTCTACCCGTAGGATGACGATGAAGACCTACAAGATCACCGGCGGGTTCAACGTCGCCGGCAAGCAGCCAGGCGACACCGTCACCGAGGCCGATCTCGGCGACGCCAACATTCCGGTCCTCATCGAGGCCGGATGCATCACCCCCATCAAGGCCGCAAAGGCCGATCCTGAGGAGCAGTAAGACATGGCCAAGATGGTCCTCGTCAACCCGGTCATCACCGTCAACTCGGTCGACCTGTCCGACCACATCGCGTCGGTGACGATCACTCGCAACATCAACGAGGTCGAGACGACCGCCTTCACCTCTGGCACCAGTGCCGGCGTGACCCGGGTCGGCGGCCTGGAGAACAACGAGATCAGCCTGTCGTTCCACCAGGACTTCGCGACGGGTTCCAACGTGGAGGCGATCATCTACCCGCTGATCGGTGGGACGACGAGCGTCACCATCAAGCCGGTGAACTCGACGACGACCTCGACGAACCCGTCGTACTCGGCGACGGTGCTCTGCACCTCGTGGACGCCGGTGAACGGTGCGGTCGGCGAACTCGCCACTGCTGACGTGACGTGGCCCGTCTCGGGTCTCATCACGAAGAGCACCGCCTGATGCAGGGGTGGTCGGTCAAGGTCGTCACTACTGACGGCTCGGAGGCCACGTTTCCGGTCACCCCGAAGGTCCTCGTCGAGTTCGAACGGTTCTACAAGGTCGGAGTCGGCAAGGCATTCCAGGACGAGCAGCGGCTCGAGCACGTCTACTGGCTGGCATGGAAGGCGGCTCACGCTGCCGGCCAGCAGGTGACGGTGTTCGATACCTGGCTCGATACGGTCGTCAGCGTCGATCTCGACACGGAGTCAGTCCCTTTCGACGGGAATCCCTGACGTATGTGATCGCGTCGATGGCGGTGGAGACCGGCATCGCCCCGCAGCATCTGATGGATGCTCCTCCGGGGATGCTCGAGGCGATGCACGATTACATGGTCCGACGTGCTCAAGAGGCAGCGAAATCCTGATGGTGTCGCAACAAGGCAACGCACGACGCATCGGCGGGAAGCAGATCGGTGTGCAGGGCCTCGACGCGTTCCGTCGGGAACTGCTGAAGGTGCAGCGTGAGGGCGGTCCTCGAGGCTACGACCTCCTGAAGAAACACAACTACGAGGTCGCTGAGTTCGTCCGTCGGAAGGCTGTGTCTCGTGCTGCCCAGGTCGGCCGGCAGCAGTCTCGAGCAGCGGCCAGCCTGATCTCCCGGAAGAGCGGCAGTCGTGCCGAGCTCGTCGGTGGTAACGATCGACGGAAGCCGAAGGCTGGCGGCCTGGGTGCGTCGATGCCTTTCTTCGGTGGTGCCGAGTTCGGTGCTGACCATGACGTGCCCCGCCAGGTGTCGACTCGCCGAGCACGGTCCGGCAGTGTCCTCGGTTGGAATCAGTTTCTCCCGTGGAAGGAACACGGCCAGGGGCAGACCGGGTACTTCCTGTTTCCGACGATGCGGGACTACTCCGACGAGATCAAGGAAATGTACGCTCAGGGCCTCGATCGCATCATGCGTGAAGTGTTCCCGGACTAGGAGCGACGATGGCAAAGACTCGCAAACTCGTCGTCGAAGTCCTCGCTGACGCGTCCCGTCTCGGCAAGACGTTCGGGCAGATCGCCAACCAGACGGACACTCTCGGCAGGCAGTTCCAGAGGTTCGGGCGGAACGTCGGCCTCGGCCTGGGTGCTGCTGCCGGTGCTGCTGGTGTGTTCGCCGTTACCTCCCTGAAAGCAGCGGAGGAAGCCGAGCAGGTCCAGAAGCGGGTCGCCGCGGTCATCAAGGCGACCGGTGGTGCAGCGAACGTCACCGCTGCTGAGATCAACAAGTTCGCCGAGACCCAGCAGTACCTCGTCGGTGTCGACGATGAGGTCCTGAAGAAGTCCTACGGGATCCTCCTGACGTTCAAGAATGTCCGCAACGAGGCCGGCAAGGGCAACGACATCTTCAATCGGACGGCGAAGTCCCTAGCTGATCTGTCGGCCGCCGGCTTCGGCAGTACCGACTCCGCTGCGAAAGCGATGGGTAAGGCTCTCCAGGATCCGATCAAGGGAGTCACGGCCCTGTCGCGTGCTGGTGTGACGTTCAGCCAATCGCAGAAGGAACAGATCAAAAACTTCGTCGAGACCGGCGATCTCCTCTCGGCCCAGAAACTGATCCTCGGTGAGGTCGAGTCTCAGGTCGGCGGTGTCGCCGCGGCCGGTACGACCGCCTCCGAGAAACTGTCCCTGATGTTCCAGGACCTTCAGGAGAACATCGGTGCGGCCCTGTTGCCGATCTTCCAGCGGCTCGTCAGTTTCCTGTCGGAGAAGGTCATCCCGGCCGTGAAGGAGCTCGCCGAGAAGTACGGGCCGAAACTGCGTGAGGCGTTCGACAAGATTCGTGAACGGCTCGAGCCGCTCGTTCGGGCCCTCGGCGACAAGCTCCTCGTCGCATTCCGGAAGATCAGCGAGTTCGCACGCGAGAACAAGGAAACGGTCATCGCGTTCATCGCTGTCCTGGCAGGTGCCGCAGCGATCGCCGGGATCGTGGCCCTCGGTGCGGCGATCGCCGGCCTGTTCAACCCGATCAGTCTCATCATCGTCGGGATCGCTGCCCTCGTCGCCGGCGTCGTCTACGCCTACAACCATTTCGAAGGATTCCGAAAGGTTGTCGAGTCGGTCATCGAATACTTCAAGGCTGCATGGCCTGACGTGCAGAAGGTCATCGAGACCGTCTTCGGAATCATTCGGGGCCTGTTTGACCTGTACGTCGGTTACATCAAGTGGGTGTGGAGCACATTCGGTGATGACCTGCTGAAGATCGTGACGGGTGTGTTCAACGTGCTCAAGGGGATCTTCGATTTCTTCCTTGGACTGTTCTCCGGGAACTGGGGTCGAATGCTCGACGGGCTCGTCTCTGCGGTGCGTGGCATCGGTGGGATCCTGGCCGGGGCGTTCGGTGCTGCGTTCGAGCTCGTGAAGACGGTCGTCGTCGGTGCGATCCAAGGGATCTGGTGGGCGATCAAGGGTGTGTTGAACCTCATCATCGGCGGTTGGGAATCCCTCATCAACACATTCATCAGGGGTGCGAACGGGCTTATCCGTAGCGTGAACGCAATCCCTGGTCCGCAGCCCGATATCTCGCCCATCGATCGGATCAGCCTGCCTCGCCTCGCCAAGGGTGGGATCGTCACGAGTCCGACGATCGCGATGATCGGTGAAGCCGGCCCCGAAGCAATCGTCCCTCTCTCTCGAGGGAATGGCATGGGCGGCAACATCACGGTGAACGTCCAGGCATCCCCGCTCTCGAGCCCGGCCGATGTGGGTGCTGCGGTCGTCGACGCGTTGCAGGCATGGTCTCGCCGAAACGGTCGACTGCCGACGGGGCTGGTGGCGTGACGTGCCGGTTCTGCCGACTCTGACTGTCGAGGTTGCGTTCGCTGATGATCCCGGTGATGGGACAACGTGGACAGACATCACGTCACGCGTCCGAGCAGGTTCGATCAGGGTCGGTCGAACCGATGAGCGTGAGGCATATCAGACCGGCAGTCTGTCCCTGACTCTCGATAACCGGGACCGTGCGTTGGACCCGTTCAACGCGTCGTCACCGTATGCCGGGAACCTGACGCCTCGGAAAGACATCCGGGTGCAGGCGACCTACAACTCGATCACCTACGACCTGTTCTACGGGCAGGTCGCCCGATGGCCGGTGACCCCCGATATCTCCGGGGACACGGTCACCGAGATCGAGGCTTACGACGCACTCGGCCAGTTGGCGGATGTGAAGATGCCACCGGATGCGTTCACGTTCCAGGTCCGGAAACTGGCATCGTTCTACAGTCAGTTGAGTGCCTGGTTCCCGATGGGTGGCGAGGATCAAGTCATCCAGGACTTCCGGTATGCGGATCCGAAGCGAAACTTTACGTTCACGGTCGCAACTCCGAAGACGGAAGGTGCCCCGTCCAACTTCATGTCGGGTAATGCGACGACGTTCGATGGAACGTATGGGGCGATCGGTCCGGCCGTCCCGATGAATACCGGTGGCACGAGCGGTGGCATGGTCGGGTTCTGGATCAAGACGACCACCGCGGGTCCGACCGGTGGACTGAATCCGGTGCTCGCATCTGCCGGCTCCTCGAGCATCGCTCGGATCGGTGTGAACGAGTACGGGCAACTCGCAGCGGTCTACGACACCTTCAGTCTGAACTCTGGGTTCCCGATCAACGATGGAAACTGGCATCACGTTCTCATCAACCATTTGAACGATGGGTTCTTTGCTCCCTCGATGACGATGTACGTCGACGGTGTCGCGTTGTCTGCCGATGCGACCGGGACCGGGACCAGCATTCCCGGTTGGCAACTCATCGGAATGCGAAACCTGTTCACGAGTGGAGATTCGGAATACTTCACCGGAGCTCTCGCCCACATCACGATCTACAACAACAACACGAACGGTGGAGCGGACGACTTCGCAACGTGGCTCTACGATGCCGGCAGGTTCGGACGATTGTCCGACGACATCACCGAGGCCGGTTACACGGCCGATGACCTGATCGGTGCAATCGCTAGTTGGTCCGGGGTGAGTTGGGGATCCGAGGATTGGGAGACGGGCGTCTTCGAGATCCAAGCCCTCAAGTGGGGCGGCTCGGCCCTAGACATCATCCAGCAAGCCACACAAGCCGAAGGCGGACGCACCTTCGTTTCCGGGACCGGTGTACTGAACTTCCACAATCGGTCGCACGATTACACGGCAACGAGGGCCACAACCTCCCAGGCAACCTATTCCGATTCGGAGGTTGCTGGCACCGTCGGATTCTCCAGTGTCGGTGAACTCGTCTACTCGGACGAGTACCTGACGACCGAGGTCACCGTGACCTCCGGTGATGGGGCCAGCATTCTCGTCGACTCGAGCAACGCGACGCCCTACGGGTATCGGGCCGAACGGTTCGAACTGCCCCTATCCCAGTCCGACAGTCTGGAATGGGCGACCGCCTACCTGTCCCGGTATGACCATCCGACGTTTCGGGTCGCCGGCTGGACCGTGATCCCCCAGGGAAATCCGACGGTCGCGTATCCGAAGGTTCTCGATGCTCGTCTGGCTGATCGGGTGACGTTTGAGATCAAGCCGTCACGGACGGGGACTCGAATCTCGCAGGCTCTCATCATCGAACAGATCACGCATTCGTTCACCCCGGAGAAGTGGGAGACCATGTTCTCTGGGTCGCCGGCAGTCCAGGCATGGCTCCTCGAGGATGCCACCTACGGGCTGTTGGAAGACACGACCGTTCTAGGATAAGGACTCATGGCCTCGTTCACTTCCCCCTCAACCCGTGCCTCTGGCTACAAGGTCACCGCGGCAAACTGGAACGAGCTCGTCAACGATCTGATCTTCTTGGGATCGGGTACGGCCTCGGCTGGTCGGCCTTCGGTGATGGCGACCAGCACATCCACAGCGTCACTTACGCAGAACACTTGGATCGGGGCGATCGCATTCGATGGTGCCGACGAGTGGGATACCGCGTCGATGCATGACCCGTCGACGAACAACAGTCGCCTGACCTGTCCGACTGATGGCGCTGGACTTTACGAGGTCGCGGCCGAACTGTACGCGGATGCCCACAATCAGTTCGAAGCCGTACACATCATGGTGCGTAAGAACTCTGCCGGCTCGTCAACGGGTGGGACGTTCGTTTCGCAATCGACGGAACCGTTCAGCACGAACGGTGTGGTCCCGACCGGCATCCAGATCCAAACGCTGGTCAGGCTTGCTGTCGGTGATTACGTTGAGGTCTTCGTCTTGTCGGAGGCGAGTGGTGAAGCACTGATTGGGACGACGATCCCCCACCGGTTCGGCATGATCTGG